TTCATTGCTACTCCTTGTTATGGTGGCGCATTGACAGAAGCATATTTTAGATCTTCAATTCGATTGCTAACATTCTGCAATCAACATCAAATCCCTATTGCATTTGGAACTATTGCTAACGAGTCTCTTGTTACTCGTGCTCGTAACGTTCTTGTTGCATATTTCCTACAGAGTGATTTTACTCGCTTAATGTTCATCGATGCTGATATTGAATATCAGGTTGAGGACGTTATTAAACTTGTTGCACACAATAAAGATGTAGCAGTTGGTGCTTATCCTAAGAAGGGCGTTAATTGGCAACGCATTCGTGAGAGCGTTCGAGCAAATGATACCAATTATACAGATCAACAGATTGCATCTTTCGGCAGTGACTATGCAATTAACTTCAAGTTCATGAATCGTGATCTAAAACAGATCGCAATTGAAAATGGTCTAATTCGCTTGCATGATGGAGCAACAGGCTTCATGATGATTAAGCGTGAAGTTATTGATAGAATGATTAAGCAATATCCTGAGCTTAAGTATAACAATGACTTGAATACGCCTCCAGAATTGAACCCCCATTTCTACGCATTCTTTGATACTATGATTGATCCTAAGGATAAGCGTTATTTGTCTGAAGACTATACCTTTAGTCGTAGATGGCAAGACATGGGCGGCGAAATTTGGCTTGACCCTTCAATCTCTCTAAACCACTATGGTTCATTCAACTTCCAAGGTAATCCTCAGCAAATTATCCAGGTTGGTTGATAAACAATCTTTGTTATGAAACTATCTGATCTACAAGAGTCTTGGGCACAAGACTGTAAGATTAATGAGGCTAATCTAGGTTCGGAGTCTGCAAGGACCCCGAATCTGCACGCCAAGTATTTAAATTACTTATCTTCATCTAGACTTAATCTTCGCAAAGCCGAATCTGATTATCTAAATTGCCGACGTAAAAAGTATCGCTATTACAGAGGTGAAATGACACAGGCCGAATTAGAAGAGGAAGGCTGGACACAATGGCAAGGCAACAAGCCATTGAAGAACGAAATGGATGAGTTTCTTACTGTAGATAATGATTTAGTATTATTGCAAGATAAAGTAGAATATTTCAAAACAGTATTATATCAATTGGAACAAATTATTCGATCTTTAAATAGTAGAACTTGGGACATCAAGAATGCAATTGAATGGACTAAGTTTACTAACGGCATGATGTAATGGCAGATATTGTTTTATCTAAAAAGAATGAAGTATATCTGCGAGCAGATTGTGAACCTTCTCTAGCTCAGGAACTAAGCGATTATTTTTCGTTTGAAGTTCCTGGCGCTAAGTTTCATCCTCTTTATCGTTCACGAATGTGGGACGGCAAGGTGAAATTGTTTTCCATGTTCACAAAAGAACTGTATGTTGGTCTTAAAGAATATCTAGAAAAATTCTGTGCAGAACGTGACTATGTTATTGACTATTCTAATTATATTCAAGAAGCAGATTCAGTAACCTATGATATTGTCAGAAAATTCTGCGAAGATCTAAATGTTGGATCTAAAGGCAAGCCGATTGAGATTAGAGATTATCAATTTGATGCAGTATATCAATCCATTAAGGATGCAAGACGTTTACTCCTATCTCCTACCGGTTCAGGTAAATCATTAATCATTTATTGCTTGATTCGTTGGCACGAACAATTTAATCGCAAGCAAATGATTATTGTTCCTACTACTTCGCTAGTAGAACAAATGTACTCAGACTTTCAAGACTATTCATGCTTAAACGGATGGAAAACATCTGAGCAATGTCATCGTATTTACGGTGGGCATGAAAAATCTAACGAGTTTGATGTTGTAATTAGTACATGGCAATCTTTGCATAAACTACCTACTAAATTTTTTACAGACTTTAAGGTTATCTATGGAGATGAAGCCCACAATTTTAAGGCCAAGTCTTTAACAGACATACTAAATAAATGTATCACTACTCCTTATAGAGTGGGAACAACGGGAACATTGGACGGCACAAAGACACACAAATTAGTCCTTGAAGGATTGTTCGGCCCTGTATATAAAGTAACAACCACAAAGAAATTAATTACAGATAAGACGCTTGCCGATCTTGAAATTTTTAATATTATACTTGAATATCCTGATGAGGTTAGAAAAGCAGTTAAAGGTTCTTCTTATCAAGATGAGATGGATTTTATTGTTGGGTATGAAGCTAGAAATAAATTTATTCGCAATTTGGCTCTTAAACAAGAAGGCAATACTTTAGTTCTCTTTCAATATGTTGAGAAACACGGCAAGGTGCTATATGATATGATTCATAGTAAAGCAGATGACAGAAAAATATTCTTTGTCTATGGCGGAACAGATACAGAGCAAAGAGAAGAAATTCGAGCACTTACAGAAACCGAAAACAATGCTATAATTGTAGCATCCTATGGAACCTTTTCCACAGGAATAAATATTAAAAACCTGCATAATATTATATTTGCATCGCCTTCAAAATCTAGAATTAGAAACCTTCAATCTATTGGTCGAGGGTTAAGGACAAGCGAAACAAAAACAGCATGTAAGCTATATGATATTGCAGATGATTTGAGTTGGAAAAGTAAACAAAATTATACTCTCCTTCATATGATTGAAAGAATTAGAATTTATAATGATGAGCATTTTAACTACAAATTAGTAAAGGTACCTTTAAAATGAACGATACACCTTACTACAAATATGTAAAATTAACCACAGGCGATTGCCTGGTCTGTAAGACAGATGAAGAGTATAATAACGTACACGAGTTAAAAACTATAAAGCTAATAGATCCCGTAGTTTTAACCCCCTTTAGATTACCTAAAGAAGAAGTTCTAATTGAATCTTATATCATGTATCCTTGGTTTTCTTTTTCTGAAACTTCAGAATATACTATATCTACTCAACAGGTAGTATTTTGCGTAGGTATAAAAGAAAAACTAAAAGAAAATTATTTGGCTTTCTTAGATCAACGTAAAGAACATGATGTTGCTGCTTTAGAAGCAGAAACAAATAACGAAGAAGTTTCTGAAATAACTGAGCAAATGATTGATGAATTTTTAAATGAAATAGGAGATGTATTAAATGAAGAAGAAACAACAGACGGACGAGACGAATTTGCCTCAAGAGCTCGTAGAGGAACTACAAGAATTATCCATTAATCCTAAACCTGCAGAATCTTCTCATTATGTAAATAATAAAGAATTTCTTGCTGCACTTATTGAATATAGAGCAAAGGTTGATGAGGCAAAAGAAAAAGGAGAAGAACTTCCTCAGGTTACAAATTATATAGGTGATTGCTTTATTAAAATTGCAACACATTTGTCATATAAATCTAACTTTATTAATTATACCTTTAGAGATGATATGATCTCTGATGGTATAGAGAACTGCTTAACAGCAGCCGCAAAATTTGATCCATCCAAATCATCTAATCCATTCGCATATTACACTCAAATTATTTACTTTGCCTTTTTGCGTAGAATTGCAAAAGAAAAGAAACAACAGGCAACTAAATATAAAATAATTGAAAACTTAGATTTAGATTCCATTATGCAAAATAGTGAGGATACAGAGTCCGGTAGACAATTGGTAGATTACTTGAAAAAGCAATTGGATAATATTGACCCAGAAAAACGGGAAACTCCCGCACAAACGAAAACACGCAAACGCAAATTGGCAGAAAAGAACGCAGGATCGATTGACATTCTTAACTAAATATATTATACTATATTATGAAAATCTTAAAGCAATCTGTTCCTTTTATTCTAGATTCTGTCAAAGAACATTCTGAGATGAAGCAGCCTATTTTGGCATCTATCAAAAGTATGGGAATTCATAGTTTAATTGAGCCATATAAGTATCAAGAAATTTCTAATACTGATTATCATTTATCTCAGAACTATAGAAGGCCTTATATGCATTTAATGCAGGCAATAGTTATAGATCATTTGGCAAAAGCTTCAGAAATTTTAGACTCTTTTACTAATGCTAATCTTATTAGTACTAGTATTTGGTTTCAGCAATACGAAAAAAATAGTTATCATGGATGGCATTGGCATGAAGAAGCTCAATACTCAAGTGTATATTACTTAGATTTACCTGACGGTGCTAGTTATACAACCTTTAAATATTTAGATGAAGAGTATGAGGTTGCTGTTACTGAAGGTGATATTTTAACTTTTCCTAGTTGTATTCCTCATTGCTCTAAACCAAATAAAAGCGATAAGGTTAAAACTATTATTAGTTTTAATAGTGTATTTACTAATTAAATCTTATTATGAATTCTAAAGAAAAAGAAGTAATGGATATCCTACAAGAGGAATGTGCCGAAGTTATACAGGCAGTTAGCAAGATAAGCCGTTTCGGTTTAGATAACTTTAAACCCGGTAAACCAAAAACCAACAGAGAACATCTAGAAGAAGAACTAGGTGACCTATTGGCAATGGTAGATATCTTGCTTGAGTTGGGTGTAGTTAACGAAGAAGCTCTACAAAGAGCAGAAGTTGCTAAAATTGAAAAACTAAAAAGATGGTCAAACATATATGAGCAAGCTTAAAGTAGCAGAATTATTTTATAGTATTCAAGGTGAAGGACGCTATATGGGTGTCCCGTCTGTGTTTCTACGTACATTTGGTTGTAACTTTAAATGTGCAGGATTCGGTATGCCTCGAGGCTCAATGAGCGAAGAAGCTGATACAATCGCAATCCATGCTGCAGATTATAAAAATTATAACGAACTTCCTTTGGTTACTACAGGATGTGACAGCTATGCTAGTTGGCATCCTGCATTTAAAGAACTAAGCCCTCTTCTGACAACCGATGCAATTGTAGATAGAATCTTAGAAATTCTTCCACATAAGAAATGGGTTGATGAACATCTAGTTATTACTGGCGGCGAACCTTTGTTGGGTTGGCAACGTAGTTATCCTGATCTTTTAGACAATTTTAAAATGAAAGGTCTTAAAGAGATTACATTCGAGACAAACGGCACTCAAAAATTAAGTGAAGAGTTTGCCAAGCA